GATTCGCGGGATTGATTCCAGTCGTTTTCGTACTCGGAAATGTCGACAGGCGCGATGGCAATAACTGGAAGTCCAGCCACCAATCCAAAAAATGAACGTCGTTTCATGTCATCAACTCCTCAACAAAAAACCGGGCCGAAAGCCGGCTAAGCGCTGACCGCTCAGTGGGGACGAAGCGGCTGGGATCTCTCCCGTGCGTCTTAGCCGGCACACGACCAGGCCTGCAGTCCCCACTGCGTAACGGTCCTACTTGTTCGCCTTTTCGGCCTCGTTGAACTCGACGATTTCTTTCATACTCATGTGCGGCGGAAGGTTCTCGTGCGGAACGCTCGTGGCGTCTCCGTGTAACTTCTTCGCCTGCTCCGCAATCCACTGTTGATGTGGATACGTGAACCCATTGAATTCGTTCGTCGGCATGAAGTTCGCGCCGGCTTGCTTGCCGATATATCCGACCATCAGCTTCTTATCGGGGTTGCGGTAAGCGAGCGATTCGCTGTGGACGAAGACTTGGTATTGGTCAAACTCGACCCAGCCAGGTATTGCCTTGGTGGCGTCCCATGCGCGATGCGGCACAAGCTTGACTTCTACAGGATCTTGAAATAACGGTTCTTCTGGCATGATTCATTCCCCACTTATTAAGACGATGGTGTTCTGGCCGGCCCGGTTCCGCCGTCCCACTTGAACTTGAACGTTTTGAGCTGCAGCCCTTCGGTGCCGCTATCAAAACCAGGCAGCATGGTCACACTGAAGCAGAACGCCGTTCCGGTAACGCTTTCCGGAACGCTCGCGCCGGAGGCAGTCGGACCAGTGACCGTGACGGTTTGGATTACCTTCGTCGGATTGGCGAGCCCGGGGCTGTTCTGATAAACAACGGTGTGCTCTTCGAAGTCCTCCAATTCACCCGGAAACCATTCCTCTTTCGAGACGCTCCCGAGGTAGGTCTTGCGAAGAATCTTGATTGTCCCGACGACGGGAGTAATGGAGACGATTCGCAGGGATAGCGAGTCCGTGGTGAGTCCCAGGGTTGCACCTTGTTGTGTATCGACTACGGCTACTGCCATCGGTATCTCTCCTAAGTGCCGCCGGCTTCACTGTGCCCTATGCGCAGGACAAGCCTGACAACAAAATCTTTTTCGTCTGAGGCTGGTTTTCTCTGAAAGGCTTCGTCATCAAATCCATCGCTGCAAAACACATGGTTAATAGTTGTGCCTGACCATGTGCCGCGCTGGTTTTGGGTATTAACCTTGACCGCTTCCGCCAACGCGTCCGCTGTGGCAAGCGTTGACCCGTAGCAGCGGACGTGAACGACGCTGACGCGGAATCCGGAATGACCACGGAGATGCGTGGCGCTTCGTGTCGCTGCTCGCTCGTACGTAATTCGCGGCGCTGCCGCGCCCTGCGCCGACATATGCGGGTGAATGCGTGCGTCGTCTGCAGAACCAACCAGTGCAGTAATTGCACTGACCGATTTCCAGTAAGTGACAAGCCCGCCAGTTCGTTCGTCAAAAAGTCCCACACGTCAAAGCCTCACTAAATCAACGACACGCCGGTGTTGAGGATGTCGAGTCGGAACGTCGAAGTCGTCGGTGCCCAACCGAGCTCGCAAATCCTGTTGGTGGATGCCAAGTCTGTATACAGGCAGGATTTTCCAAGAGTGCCAGACAGGAAGTAACGCACGCCGGCTACCCACACGGCATCCGTCGTTACGTCGCCCGCGATTTGAATCTTTGCGTATTGCCCAACTGCGCCACCGTTGACAGCCATTCCTACGACGGCCGCTAACGCTGCCACACCGTCGCATTCGGCCAGTGAATAAACGCCGGTCGCTGATTCGTAAACGAACGCCCCGGCAGTGACCGTTCCGCCGAACGTGCCTTCCTTGTATTGCGGCGAAGACGTCGAGACTGGAATGATCGCCGTCGCTGTAACAGTGATGATAGCCATCTAACTGGCTCCTCTCTTTGCCTCTTCAACCGCTGCCTTCATTCCGTTCAGCATCGCCGCATCGCGTTCGGACTCGGTATCTTTTACGGCCGCTTCTAGGTAATGCCGCCCCTCGAAACCAGGATGCTCGTATTCGCCAATCGAATGCGGTTCAACGCCCTCTTCCAGCAAATGAGCATGCGCCCCCGCTGGATACTCGGCACCGATGACGGACACGACTACTCCGCTGGGATACTCTTTCACTTTGCTGCTGATCGTTTCGACGAGGTGCTTGCCTTCCTTGCGGTCAGTCGAGCGTGGTACGTAATCCTCATAACGCGTCTCCGTCACCTTCACGCCCGCTTTCATCCCGGTCTTGATCGCTGGCATGCGCGCGACCATCTCCAGTCCCGCTAGTTCGCGGTCCATTTGGGCGAATAAGGCGTCGTTGATTTCAATGGTGGCTGACATTACTCATCCACTGCTTTGCAATCGAGCATCAACTTTGGCGTCCGTCCGTCGTAATCGGCAGGCCGAACCGAATCGATATTCAGCACCTTTCCAGTGCTTATCCCACCGGTCACATTCAATCGCATCGTCGGCACAACGCCTTCGAGGTAATGGCACTCAAACACAGCCACTATGTGCGGTTGCAGTTGCCTGCCTCGAAACGTTTCGCCTCCGCTAACTATCGTCATGTCGCCAGGAACGTCCTTCGCAAACGGTTCACCCGTGTACACAGGCTGTGGGTTATCACCCGTCCTGCTATCCTGCTGGATGTCCACCAAGTCTCTGTACCGTCCTGACATCAGTAGGCCTCCAACTCTCGGCCGCCGTATTTCGTGAACTCATCACCGACTCGGTAATGTTCGAGGATTGCCGCCGCTGCCGTGTCGATGTTCGTTTGAATCGTTCCGGTAATGACTTCCATCCGGTGCTCAAACCAGTGCGCCAACAACAGAAGCATCGCCGCCTTTAGTTCCTCAGGGCATGCCGTTGCAGCCCCATACCCTGCTGTCAATCTCACCTTCACCGCGTCGGGCTGACTCCGCGGAGTCGGATATACATCTCCGTAAGCCGGTCGAATAATCGCCGGTTCTCGGCTTGTGCTGACCACATAGTCACTGCTGGACCACGTTTGCGTCGTTCCAGCCGTGTCGACGTAAGTAATCACTACAGACTGAAGCGGAGGCAACGGGACGTGGATTGGTTCGTATGCACACGGGAACCGGTCCATGTACAAGTCCCATACTGCCGTGCAAATCTGTCTGTTAGTTTGCTGTTCGGTGTATCTCCTCGCTGCTGTAATCAGTCGCAGCAAATGTTCGTCATGGTTCGTCTGGCTCAACGGAAGCTCGACTTGCTTCTTCGCTTCCAGTACCGTCACCGGTTCCTCTGTTGGCGCCGTGACGAGCGTTAGCCCGTAATTCAGTGCCATCAGCCCACCGTGATGTGAAAGGTTCCTGTCTTGGTGTCTCCACCGCTCGCGATAACGATCTTCACTCGCTCATCCACGAGGACGTAATAGTCTTCTGCTGGCTCTCCACCAGCCGCGAATAGCGAAGCAGCGCCGGCGTTGTCATGAGTTGGTTGCCGCGGTGCTCGCTGTGCGGATGCGTTCACGTTTGTTTCCGTCCACAGTCCCTGACCGGTCGTCTCGCCCGTGATCGTGAAATCAACTCCGTCCGTAAAATTTCCACTGACCGGCTTCACGTACTGAATCGAAAGCACGCGACCACGAACCGGATTCGTCGTGTACGCTGTGGCCGAACCGTCAGCTATCGTTGTTACCGTGACCGTGTGTCGAACTGGAAACATTTTTAGTAACCGAATAGCTCGATCAGGAACTTGCCTGCCGTGTAAGCGGCGGCAGTGCCAGCCGCGCCGCCAAGCAGGTAGAGGTACTGGTTAGCAACTGGAACATCTGTATTGCCACGCGTTGTGGTAGCTGCCCACGCGCCGCCAGCAGTGATCAGTGCGACTTCGCCAGTAGCCGCAGAAATGGCACTGTCGAACGCGAGCGTACTCTCGTCAGCCGAATACAGGTCGATGTCCGTCACGCCGCCAGCTGGAGCCTCTAAGCACGTCATTCGGATGCCGTACACGGTTCCGTTCTGTGCCGCAGTAATCTGCCCGATGTGACACCCGCCACCAGCCACGCCGATCACATCCAGATCGGTCGTCGAGGACGCCGTACCAGTGAGGTCAATGAGGATTCGGGTGATGAACAAGTCGCCGACTTTTTGGATGCTGCTCTTGTAAACCGCGCCAACGCCGGCAGTGAATCCGACCCCGGCGCCGCTGGCGATACTTTGAGCCGCAGCTAAGTTCGCGAGTTCGGTTGCACTCACTGCCGCTCCACTTTCGTCGGCGTATATGCTGCTGCCGTTCAGATGGATATTCCCATCCTGGTCTCGGTAACTGCGGTTCGGTGCATGTCCCGCTTCTGTGGTCGCCATCAGTAATTCTCCAATTCGTTACGAAGCGGCCTGCAACGTTGCCACGACATCCGCCGGTTGAGTAACTGGCAAACCCTTGGGTCGACCTTTGATCGTGATGATCGCGTTGATCTCGTGGCTTTCAGCGGTGCACGTGATCGACAGGAATACGTACCGCTTGCTGATCGACGAATGGGCAACGGTGATGGCAAGAATCTTGTTGTCCAAGTTGGCAGTGTCTTCGGTGATTCGCAGCGCGCCACTGACGATGGTTGCTCCTGTGCCAGTAACCACCGTTCCGGTAATGCTGGTTGGCGTCGGTGAACTGGTGCTGCTGGCGGTATTTTCCTTCACGGTGTAAGTCATTACCGCCGCTGCGTCGACATCTCCATGAAGAATTAGAAACGTGATTTCGTCGTACCCGCTCATGTCCTCGACGGCCGTAAGAACTTCGGCAGTTCCGTCAGC